TACAAATTACTAATGACCTTGCTCGCCTCCGGGTTAAACAGAGCATGAGCGATTTAGAGGATGCCATCGCGGCTAAGGACATAGTGGCTATTGAGGCTGGCACCGCCAAGCTAAATAAGGATCTGCTGATCCTTAGCGCTTTGACTAATCAAAAACTTAAGCTCGTTGAGATTGAGTCTATTCTTAAGGATATTGCACCCAAGGATCTAATCAGCATATCTAACCTTGAAAAGGCTATCGCTCTCTTAAAGACTATCGCCGCTATGGAAAGTGGCAAGATGCCAACTCACGCGGCCCCTATTTTAGGCGATCCAAATGCCAGCCCTAAAGGTTTCCCAACAGATGCCGCAATAAACGATGCACTTGCTAAAGGCAGCTTTGTACCTATCGTGCCCGGTACAGGCGGCGTATACGGTGGTAGCGGTCGAGCCGGTGATTATGCCTCTAGCGGTTTCCCGGGCTCGGCTATGGGCTACGCCGGTAGTAACGTAAATATCACTATTAACGCAGGATTAGGTACAGATCCCGAGGAGCTGGCCCGAGTGGTAGAAAACGTATTTAACCAATCAGGGCAAAGAGGTACCTCCACTAACCGCGACTCTGGAGTTTATGTATTATGACGTGGCTACCTGAGTGGAGAATAACCATAGGTACCACGGTTTACGACACGGTACTAAGCGTAACGATGGCAACTGGTCGAGATGATATCGATCTCCAATGTAACGCCGGCTATGCACGTTTAGATATTGTCAATACTACTAATTTACCTTTCGATATTGATGTTACCGATGTTTTGACTCTTGAGTTAAAAAACAGCTCAGGCACTTATATACCTGTATTTGGCGGGGCTGTATCAGATTTTGGTATATCCGTACGATCACCCGAGGAAACAGGGTATGTAACGATCGGTAATATATTGGCCGTTGGATCCTTGGCTAAATTGACTAAGGCTCTCTTTCCAGATGCCTTGGCTAAAACCGAGGATGGTAATCAGATATACGACATACTTAACGAGCTACTTATTAACTCTTGGTCTGAGGTAGCCCCAGCTTTACAATGGAATACTTACGATCCTACGACAACGTGGGCCAATGCAGAAAACGTAGGACTCGGCGAGATCGATCAGCCTGGACTATATGAGATGATTTCGAGAGCTGCCGATCCATTTAGTAGCTATAACCTTTGTGCCCAAATTGCACAAAGCGCTCTCGGTAATATGTACGAGGACAAAGCCGGACGAGTCTGTTATGCCGATGCCGATCACCGTACGACCTATCTCTCGGCTAACGGCTATACAACTATCTCGGCCAATTACGCGACTCCCTCAAGTATTAAATCTATTTTACAGATCGGCAAGATCCGTAATTCCTTAGTATTTAAGTATGGCAATAATTACAATAATACAGCTACAGCTATAGATACAGACTCGGTAGCCAACTATGGGAGGTATCAGCGGGACGTAAGCTCTAACCTCCACAATTTATCCGATGTAAATACCGTGATGGCTCGAGAGCTTGGCTTACGCGCTATTCCAAGAGATCAACTACAAAGCCTGACTTTTAGACTAGATAACAATGATCTGCCGGATGCCGAGCGTAATAAACTCATAGACGTATTTTTTGGCCAACCGATGATTATTAACGATCTACCGATCAATATGTTTAACGGCTCATTTAACGGCTTTATAGAGGGCTTTGCTATTAGAGCTACCCCAGCATATGTTGATATGACCCTTACTTTGAGCCCTACAGATTTCTCTCTAGTCGCGCCACAATGGGACACGGTGAGCCCGCCTAGCCTGATTTGGACAGGTGTAAACGCTACACTTGAGTGGGAAAACGCATTTGGAGGTTTAACGTAATGGCAACTACTACCCCTAATTTTGGTTGGCCGGTGCCTACTAGCACCGACCTAGTAAAAGATGGAGCTACGGCTATCGAGGCACTAGGTGACTCGATCGATGCCTCTTTGCTCGATCTTAAGGGCGGCACTACCGGACAGGTGTTAAGTAAAAACTCTAATACCGATATGGATTTTGTTTGGGTAACAGATGCAGCCGGAGATATTACCGGCGTAACAGCTGGGACAGGTTTAACAGGTGGCGGTACCTCTGGCACGGTTAGCCTTGCTTTTGACGTAGCTAATTATGGCGGCGGCCAAGGAGCAGCCGGTAAAAATAACGTGCTTAATAGTGCATTTGAGGTATGGCAACGCGGTACAAGTGTAAACACAACTACCTATGGATATACAGCCGATCGCTGGTTAGGCTACCAATACGGCAGCCTTACAGTTTCTCGCCAAGCTACAGCCGATACAACTAATCTTGCTTTTATTCAATACTGTGCAAGAGTGCAGCGACCATCTGGCCAAACAGGATTAAACCCTATTTATCTATCTCAATCACTCGAGAGCTCTGCATCGATACCGCTAGCCGGTAAAGCTGTAACGCTTTCTTTTTATGCTCGCAGGGGTAGTAACTACTCATCAGCATCTAACGTTTTAACCGCGCAAATTATCTCCGGTACAGGTACAGATCAAAACGTAAACGTAGGCGGCTTTACCGGATCTACACAAGTAGCCGCGCCAAATGTTACTTTAACAACGACATGGCAGCGATTTACTACAACCGGCACGGTGGGAGCGACAGCGACACAATTAGGAGTCGTGTTTACTTATACACCGGTAGGTACGGCTGGTACTAATGATTACTTTGAGATTACAGGTATACAGCTAGAGCAGGGATCTACAGCTACTCCATTTCAGACAGAGACAGGTACTCTCCAAGGAGAATTAGCCGCTTGTCAGAGGTATTACTGGCGTTGGACTGCTAATACAAACTTTGCTACTTGCGGAATTGGAGCGGCTTCTTCGACAACAACTGGAGTTATTACAGTTATGCACCCTGTACCAATGAGGACTGTAGTAAGTGCAATAGATAGCAGCGCAAATTCTACTTTAAGATTGCAAGATCAAGTTACAGGTCTAACCCAAACAGGTGCATCCATTGAAGTTAGCCAACAAGATCTATTTAAAACTGACTTAAACATAACCGTATCAGGTGCAACGCAATACAGATTTTATAGATATGGTGCTAATAATTCTACTAGTGCTTACCTCGGATTTAGTGCGGAGTTATAATTATGCAAATTGAAACCATAACAGATGTAAATGGCGTAGACCATGTTGTGTGTACTAATGAGGATGGCTCATTTACCTGCACACCTAAATCTATCTACGATGAGTTAAAGGCTAATGATGCGATGCAGGTAGATGGAGACTAGTTACAACGGCTACCCAGCCTCTAAAGATCCGGCAGAAATAAAAATAAAGTCCTACCCTGTAAAGGGTACGGATCGTAAGCTAAAGTGTGCCGAGAGTGTGGGCCCACTCTTGGCCGCTTTTGCTGCCGAGTTTCACGAGCTGATCGAGCCAATAGACGAGGGCACTTTTGACGATTGGGGCTATGCCTACAGGATGGTTAGAGGTAATCCCACAAAACTATCGTGTCACTCGTCCGGCACGGCTATCGATCTTAATGCTACAAAGCATCCTCTCGGCAAGGCTGGCACTTTCCCAGCTGAGAAAATACCTATGATCCGGGCGCTCGCAAAAAAATACGGCCTCAAGTGGGGTGGCGATTTTAAGACACGGCCGGACGATATGCACTTTGAGGTAGAGGTATCACCGGTAAAGGCTAAGGCTTTAATCTCTAGTTTAGGTTTATAGTAATACAAATCCTAAAGGGCATTTAGGAGCAAAACAATGAAAGAGCAAGCGATAGCGGTAGGTAAGTCCTATCTTAGATCAGCTGTGGCGTGTGCGGCAGCTCTCTATATGAGCGGTATTACCGATCCAAAAATATTAGCTAATGCGTTTATCGCTGGGCTAATCGGGCCACTACTTAAGGCCGTCCAACCGTCCGAGGGACAGTTTGGCGTCACTAAGTAATGGAAAGAGCCCAGCTTGTAATTGGTATTACCTTGGGGGTATTTACTATTTTGGGGTTATGGGCTGGGCTCATCCGTAAATTGGTTATTTATTATTTATCCGAGCTAAAGCCGGACGGTAACGGCGGCCATAACCTTGCCGGGCGTGTTGAGCGTATTGAGTTACGAGTGGATCGTATTTATGAGCTCTTGCTCGAGGACAGGCTAGCCAAGTAGCGACACGCCAAGAGGCTATAGGCTTTCATTTCTGACAAAAAGCCCTCATACTGGTACTACAAACGCTGAGAGGGCTACTCGGTTAGTAGCTTGATCGGCCTTAACAAAGGGCGAAAGATGAATAGTGCAGATATATTAGTAAGCCTTGGAGCTTGTGCTCTAGGGTTTTTGTTTATGACAGTCGGTTACTCCATAGGTTTTAAGCACGGCCACGGCGAGGGCTTTATTAGAGGCCGCGCTATTGCTAAGGCTCTTAAAGAGAGCGAGTTAATCTAATGGGGTTTTTAGATAATTACGAGGACGTAAATGCACGTATTAAGCGCTTTAGATCAGAATTTCCAAGTGGTCGTTTAGTCGCTTATATTGAGGATATAGATCTAATCAAAGGTACGATTTTAGTAAAAGCTGAGGCCTATCGGGAGTATGAGGATATGGTGCCAAGCGCCGTAGATTACGCTTTTGGTAACGTCTCGACTTATCCCAACAATATGAAAAAATGGTTTATCGAGGACACAATTACAAGCGCTTACGGTCGCGTGATCGGTCTATTAACTCCAAGCCTTGAGCATAACTCACGGCCTACGGTGCAGGATATGCAAAAGGTAGAGACTTTACCGGCTGACTCTGATCCATGGAGCACTAAAGCATCTATAGAGGACATGTCTACAATGGCTACGGCTATCCTTGAGATCGGTACGCAGCTGGGAGGCGAGCTAGTGGCAGAGGCCCCTCGCTGCCCTCATGGCACGATGGTATGGGCTGAGGGTACGGCTAAGAGCACCGGTAAGCCGTGGGCTGCCTACAAGTGCACCGAAAAGATACGAGCTAATCAATGCCAACCTTATTGGCACGTGCTCGGATCAGATGGCAAGTGGAAGCCTCAGGTATAGACATGGGAGAGCTAACTTTTATTAAAGATGGCGTTTCTACTACGATCCACGATAACGGCGAGGTAACGGTACTTAAAGTTATTTTGTGCGATGAGTGCGAAAAATACGTTACACCGCTCGGAGGCTGGTTTATTAGAGATCACTCCGGCGAAATTGTAATGTGGCTGTGTGCAGAGTGTCGGGCGTAGCTAAGGTAATACTCGATCGATCGCAGGAGGTAGCGGCCCATCGAGTAGGACTAGAGCGCACAATCGTACGTAATGCCAATACAGGC